CTGCAATTTCAAAATAATAGCCATTATTGGTTGTTGGATTGAGCAACATTGCTATTCCACCAGAGCCACCACCAATGCTAACATTTTTATCTGGTGCTGATCCAGTTACTTGATAAAACGTTGTGCTACCAATTGGTGTTTGTGTTCTATTTTCGTTATTTTCAATTTTTCCAACGATACGCATTCTTGTTCCAAAATGTTTATATGCATTGTCTAGTTCTTTATAAACATAAGAAATAAAATTAATTGGTGTCTCTGTAGTTGTAAATGATGGACCATTCATAATAAATGCTGATGATTGAACTGTTCCACTTTGTGTAGAATTTAATTTGTTTACATCTGTTTCTGTTAAAAATGCAGAAGATGCAAAGTTTTTAATAATTCCATTTCTAGATGTTTGCCTTGCTTTTGTATTATTAACACCTGCAGCGCCTGTTGTAGTGGCTGGTGTTGTTATGTCGCTTAATAATGTAGTTGTATACAAGTATTGTGATTTCATGTCGCATCCACGAACATAATCATTATTGGACCAATATGATGATAATCCAGCCGAATGACTTGCTATTGATGTTCCAAATTGTGCACGACCATGCTGGTAGACATTTCCATTCTTTAAACGAGTAATGCCATCAACTGTTTCATAGTATGGCTCTGTATAAATTCTTATTGAACCAGTTGGATATATTTTTCCATTAAATGGTAATGAAGAAAAATAATTTTGATATTCTTGATTACTAGAAATCCAAACATTCCCAGTGCCAGTGACGTTATATTCTGCTGCGTCATATTTAATTATTTCGCCATTAGCATAAAGAAAACCATTGTATCTTGTTAAGCCGTAAACATTTTCTCCAATGTCTATAATATTATTTATTAGTTGATTATTTACAACTGTTGGCTCTGAGTCTGTAAGGTCTGAATTTAAAGGCATGGCCCCAAGCACATAACTTCCCTGTTTTGAAACTACAGAGTTAATTGTTTTTAACTCATCCGTTCCTGCAACTTCCCACAATAAAACTGGCTTATAGATCCATGTTTTTTCTTTGTCAATCATGTTTGCTTGTTTTACCGACCCGTATGATCTTTGTATGTATCTAGTCGTATAATTAATTTTTCCATTATTATAAACTTTTTTATTTTGTGATGTTATATCAAGAATGTTTGGCAAGATACCACTACTTTGGTTTTCTATAATTCCATCTTGTGTTTGATTATTTGTTCCTGATAAAACCATGTCAGTATCTCTGTCGTCAATAGTTGGAAGTATATAGTTTTTACTCATAATAATAAAGTTATTATATTCATCAAAAAACATTGCAGTCTGTGTTGAAACTGCTAATTGATTTAAAACTTCTGCAACATTTTGATCAGGGGAAATAAAGAAATATGGAATGATTGGATCATTTTCAGAATCAATTCTATTAAATGAATAATTGCTAAAGCCAATGTAGTCAAGAAGTAAACTTGTTGCGTAACTTAAAGATACTTGTGTAACAAGCATTCTTGGCGCTGGCATTGATTCTAGGAAAAAATAAAAATCTCTTAGTTGAATTTGAAGCGTTGCACCAGTAGTATCTGCTTGTGGGAAACCTTCAGAGTATAAAGTTTTAATTGGAACCCAATAGTCAAATCCATCAACGTTTAATATCTTTTCGTAAAAATTAAATTTAATATTTTTGCGAATATACTTTGAAACAATACTTGTTGTGTTGTTATCATTAAGTGCTTGATCATCATCAAAAAGTGTTATTGAACCAGTTGATGCGAGTAACTGTCCAACTGGCAAAGCAGAGTTTCCTAAATCTGAAAGAATTTTATTTATAGAATAATCAATTGTTTTATCTGACATGTTAACTATTAATCTTGGAGACATTTCAATTAAATCAAAAGTACAGTCAAACTTATTCATTGTTTCTACAACAATTCTTATTCCTTGAATATATTCAAACTCTCTATATTTTGTTGTGCCATCTGTTGTACTAATATACGAAAGTGGTGATGTAAGGTCTGTAACAAAACTTGTTTTATTATCAATTTCTTCTGATCCAAGATACCATCCATAATTTGGAATAAAGGTTTCGTATTCTCCAGTTGCTGAATCCCAAATGTAAAAAACACCAATACTATTATTTGTTTCAATTACTAGGTATGCATATCCATTTAAAGAAACATTTGGCAAAAGTGTTGATGAAGAAAATGTTTCTGCAAAAACAAAAGAGTTTTTATACTTATCTGGAACTATTAGCCCATACTGTAACTCAACATATCCGTCATAGCCAACTATTACAGATCCATCTTCACGTAGATCATTTTCTGTAAATGAATAAGCATCCTGCCATTGATTATTTTTTAAATATTGAATCTTCCATCTTGATGGAGTTGTTCTATTAGCATTGCCATAGAATGGGTCATTAAAGGCTTCTGAGGCATTTGTAAAGGGTCCAAGATCAATGTCCCCAACGTTTGTTTGCATTTTAACTATAAGCCTGTTTGTTGGCACTTCTTCTTTATATACTACAAATGGTACAGCGTCATCAATATAATAATTACCATTTGAAATATTATTTGATATACCTCGCTCAATTCCGTCTTCAGTTCTATAAGATGTCCAATATTTAAATTGATCATATTTAGATGGCATATAATATCTTGGTCGTCTTGCTAGGTTTGCTCCAGAATTTGGAAGATAGTCTCCAGCAAAATAAAGTGGTTTATTAATTCCAGATCTTGGTCTGAATGGTTTAATGCAATCTTCTAATGAATATATCATTTTCATTTTTTCATTAGTTGATGTAAAACTTACTGGCGTTCCATTATTTTGAAAACCACCATCTACAATTATGTCTGCATCTGTTGCACCAGTATAGTAATTTCCAGCATCCTGATTATCAAATGATATTGGTAAATTTCTTAACTGTGCGTCTGAACCAAGAGGTCTGTATCTATAGTTGCCAAGTTTAGAAATATTATCTGGCATATTCATATTCCATTCAGCAAGAACTAAAGATTCCGCCTGTATCGTTGCTGATGTTTCTAAATGTGTTTTTAATGCTTCACTAACAAACAATTTAGACCTCTTCCAGATTTACCGAAATATTCCAAAGGTCATGATTATTCCCACCACGTTTAACAACGGAATAATTAAAGTCTGCAAAGTAAACTTGAATTATTTGATTATATTGTCCAAGATGATTATATTCATCTACTCCTGAAAAATTATTATGCTTGTCATATGCAAGGTACATCCAAAATGGTCCTTGATGATTTTCATACCATTCAAGAATTTCTCCTCCACCTGCACCACCGTCTGATGTATATTCATTTGTTGTATTAAAGTTTGAAGATTTTCCAGTTGTAGTGTTAAAGTTTGGATCATCTGCGTACGATCTTGATGGAACCATATCCCAAGAAACAGTCATGCTAAGTTTATCTGCAATATGATATGAGCGCATGCGACCATTAATTGTTCTTTTTCTTTGTTCAATTCTTTGTGGTACAAAATTCATTTCAGAACGATTGTGATCTGTTAATATAATAAACTGATCTAATAGATTTGGGTCTGTTGAATTAGTGTCTGCACCAACTTCAAACCCAGTTGGAACATATAGCCCATTGCTTAGCGTTCCAGCATTTTCTGACCATAAAATTCCCTGTGGTCTTTGATATCTTTTTCTTCCAGAGATATAAGCGCTTGTAGCCATTATGCTCTTTGTCTCCTAATTCTTTGTGCATCAACTTGTTTAATCTGTGTCATAACGGCTCGTGCTATATCATTAGCATTTGAGTTATTTCCATTAATATTAAAGCCTAGACTATAATTATACACTGCTGTGGAGTTATCGCTTACAGAACTAGATACATTATTTATTGGAGTTGCATACCCTGAATTTCCTCCACCAATCATTGATGGATATTTAGACTCGTTTAACATTGAAAGCAATGGTCCAAACTTCTTAGATGCTGCTTTATTTACAACAAACTCTCCAGGAGTAAGCATGGTAGGAACTGAATCAGATCCTATTCTTCCACCACTTGCAAAATATTTAGGAACGATTCCTCCCATAGACATTGGTTTTATTTTTCCACCATACATGCTGGTACGACCAGAAGATACTGAGCCACTGGTTACATAATTTGTTGTAATAGTTATAACTTTACTTGTTATTTTATTCCATATATCAAATATAGCCTGTGCTGCTGATTTTGCATCAATTAAATTTTGTTTAGTAAATTCAATTTGAGCATTTGCAGCCTCAACTTTAATTCTATTTGTTTCCCATTCATCAGCAGTTTGTTTAAGATATGTAACACTAGCAACAATTTTATCTGTAGTATCGTTGTAGTTCTTTAGTATTTCCGAAGTACTATCAACTATTTTTTGGTTTGGAACTAATGATGCTTCTTTAATGTTATAAATTTGTTGTTCAATTTCATAGTTCTTATCTTGAATAGCCACAATTTGATCTTGTATAAGTTTTTTTTGTTGTTCAAGTAAAAATGTTTGTTGTCCAATTTGATATGCACGTGCTTCAATTTGATCTTTAGTCATTCCACCAGCAGTTAAACCAGAAAGAGCCTGTTGACGAGATGCCTCCATTGCTGTTTTTTGTTGGTCTATTCTTGATGCTGCTGCTTGTGCTCTTGCTTCTTGAATTGCAACCGCTGCTGCAGAAATGTCTCCAGTAGTTAAAGCATCAGCAATTGTAAGTCTTGACTTTTCTTGTGCTGCAACTTCCTGATTAAGTGAAGAAATTTTTTCAAGTGCAGTTATTTGTGCATCATATTGTTTATTAATTCCGTCTTCTTGATTACGAATAATATCAAGATTATTATTTAAAACTGCAGATTCATCTTGAAGTTTTTCAATTGGGCGATCATAGTTAAGTTCAACCTTACGATTCAATAAATCTATTTCATGGCTATTTGCATCAATTAGTTCTTGCTTTGCATTAATTTCCTTTTGTGCTGCATCTACTGCCTTTTGAGCATTATCAATCTTAGTCTGTAAAAGATCTGCTTCAGACTTTCTTTGACGTCTAATTAATGCTTCTTGTGTATCAAAAAAGTTCTTTATGATTGCATAATACTTATTATATTTTTCCATATTGGTAAGACCTGGGGTTCCAGTTTTAGTTCCAGTCTGTGTTCCAGCAATAGATTTTGCAATTTCTTCTACCATTTTCATTCTATCTTTAATTTGTTTTGTTAGTTCTGCCCTAATTCTTCCTTTAGCACGTTCATTTCCACCCTCACCACTTTGAATTGCAAGAGTATTAAGCATTGAAGAAGTAACTGCTACACCCAGTGTTGCTGCTTTAAGAATCATCATTTGATCTGAAACATTTTTAATTCCTGCTGCTGATTGTGCAAGTTCTGAAGGTAAAGACCTCATAAGTTGTGACATTAGATAAAGAGCATCAGCCTTTGGCATTTTATTAATACTTGCAGATATTCCATCAAATGATTGTCCAAATTGTTCTGCATTAATTATTCCAGTACGAAGTTGTGTGTCAAGTGCCATAAAAGTATTTTGAAGTACATTTGATACTGTTGCAAACTTTTTCTTTAGATCTGTTGAAAGAATATCAACATCTTTAACTACTCCACCACCTCTTCCTCCACCAACAAAAATCTTTGATTTCTTATAGCCTTTATCAAATGCAGATTTATAATCATTAAGAAGTGTATCAACAGACTTTTGTAGATTAGCCTGTCCTTCCTTTGTTTTAATATCAATGCTCTTAACATAAAACTTTACATCTGTCTTTCCTGCTTCTTGTTGAAGTGCATAAATATAATTTGTTACTGCATCTTTAGTTGCACCCTGTCCAGTCAATCTTAAGGCAAGTGACTTAAATATAATATCTGCCTGCTCGTTTGTTGCTTTCTTTACTGATGCAACTTGATTCTTAAACTCTTTATCACTACCCAATAATTTTTGAACTTCTGCAACTTGCTTGCTTTTTTCTGGTGTCAAACCAGATACTGCTGGCTTTGCCATTTCAAGATTACTCTTTAATGGTGTAAATCCTAAAACTCCACCAAGTTTATCAATTTGGCTAGATGAAAGATTTGCAGCCTTACCAAGTCCTTCAATTGCTTGACGTTCTTTTTCTCTAAGTGCATTTGTTAACTTCATAATTCCATACATTCCTGCAAGCCCACCAGCAACTAGTTTTAAAGGTCCTGGTAGCATCATCATTGCTTGTGCAACAAAGGCAATGCCTGAAATCTGTCCTGCAATATTTCCAGCCTGTCCAGGAAGCATTGATGCAGCCATGCCTACACCCATGATGCCTATGCTTGCTTTCATTGGATTAACGTTCTTTAATCTTCCAAGTATGCTAGGCTTTTGTGACTGTTGACCTACTCTTCCCATAATTCCTGGACCAATAGCCATACCCTGCTGTATTTCAGAAAGTCTTGCTCTCTTGTCTAATTGTCTGCGAATAGATTTTTGAACAGGATCAATTCCACCAGTTGTTCCATATAAACTTGTTTTTGATAGTGTTGCAATATCTGCTGTTTTTTGTGCTTGTGCCTGAAGTATTCTTTCTTCATCTTGCATTCCAACAACTAGTCCAGACATAATGTCTTTTCCTAGTTTTCTTGTTCTTCTTGATGGAGACTTTGTTTGTGCACTTTTTTCCATAGCAATAATTAAATTATCAACTGCCTGTGTGCCCTGTCCTTGTAATTTTCTAATAAATGTTGTATCGCCTCTAAATTTTGTTCTAATTAGTGCTTGTCGTGCCATTTCTGTTTCTGCTGCAGTTCTTGAACCAACACCAGAGGCTGCTGGCCCCAATGCTGCCCTTGCTTTACCTGCAGCAATAGTTCCAACTGCAACTCTACCAAACTGTCCAGTTGTTGTTTTCATAAGAGCAGTATCTTTTTGCATTGCTTCAAGGATTCTTACTTGAGCCTGTAACTCATCCTCTGTTAATGCAATATCTTTTGTAATTTTATTAAGTATTGAACGTTTCATTTCTTCAGACTCACCTGATTGCTGAAGAACATTTACATATGCTTTTTGATTTTTTTCATTTGTTAAAAGCATACTCATTTCATTTTCTGCTCTTGCCTGTGCAACAAATAATCTAGTATCCCATGCTTCTCTGTAGCGTTTTTCTGCTTGTGTTACCTCAACAATATGTGCACGGTCTACTTGAATTGATTGTGCTAATTGTTGACCACTTACACCCATTGCCTCGTATGCCTTTTGAGTTGCTTCTGCAGCAATTTGTGCACGACGATATTCTTCTGCACCTGCAGCACCTCTTGTTGTGCCTAACTGTGTTGCTACACTACCCTTTATACCTGCTCCAGATGCACTATAATCTCTTTCTCCAACAATGTTTTCAGGAATCTGTATTTTTTCCATTTCTCCTGCAACAATGTCAAGTTCTTTAACAAACTTAGTAGCACTTGCTTTTGTATCTGTTGACAATCTATAAAGAGTTTCAGCAACAACACCTTCTGCATCACTTAATTTAGCAGCACCAGAAACAAGTTTATTAATAATATTCTGTATAGCAGACATATTCTTAGCATTTAAGAACTGCATTTGAACTGCTTTACCACCTACATTTAATGTACCTTCTGCATATCTACGTGCAACCTTGCCTGCAAATAACGATCCAAGTAGTGACATGTTTTCTTGAGCAATACCCTTTGGAACAACAACTTCTCCAGGAGTAAGCATGGCTGGAACGCTATCTTTATTTCCAGATCCTAGAACTACACCACCTTTAGCAAACTTTTTGCGTCCTTTAATAGGCATCATCATTCCTGGATTTGTTGCTGCAAATCTTGCTGATGCTGAAATTGCAGATTGATATGCAGTGACAAGATCTTTAACTGCAGATGCTTCTGCTGTAAATGTTTGTATTAGGTTGGCGTGTGTTTGATTAAGAGAGTGTGCTGCTGCTGTAGCATCTAACTGCTCCATTGTCATATACTGTGTTTGTTCACCAAGAACCTGTGTTTGTCCAGTTAATCTTAAATATCCATTACGAAGTGTTAAAAATAATTTAATAATATTTGCAAGACCATTAGCAAGCAAACCAAATGTCATAAGAAGAATTGGTCCAGCAGCACCTATTCCAACAGTTAATAATGTAATTACTCTTTTTGTTCCATCTGAAAGATTAGCAAATTTTTCAAGAATATTTCCAACAAATTCAACTATTGGTGTTGCTGCTTCTAAGAATGCTTTACCAACTGGAACAAGTGCTATCTTTAAATCTTCAACACTCTTTTTAAATTTATTCATAGCAGAATCAGCAGTCATGCCTAACTCTTTATTGGATACATTTGCTAAATCTTCAACACTTGCAGATGCTAAATCAAGAACACGAGATGCTTGTGTTCCATCTTTTGTAACATTTTGGAATAATGTAGATAAACGTGCAAACTGAAATTTACCAAACATTTGTTCAATTGCTTGTGCTCTTTGTAACGGAGCAAGCCTATCTAATGCTTTTGCAAAATCAACAACAGTAGCACGTAAATTACCTTTGTCTTTTTGAACAATTCCTACTATATCAATACCCAAACCACTAAGCATATCTTTTGCTTTTTTAGTTGGATTAATTAATGATGCAAGACCAGATTTAAGTGCGTTAGCACCTTCTGATGCATTAACACCACCTTCTTTCATTGCTGTTAAGAAAAAGGCTAAATCTTTAACATTTCCACCAAGTTGTTTAATTACTGGAGCAACCTTTGGAATTGCTGTTGTAATATCATCTAGAGATGTTACAGTTTGGTTTTCTACCGCATTTAAAAAGTCAATATTAGAAGCAAGATCTTGTGAAGAAATACTAAATGCATTTTGAAGTGCAATAGTTGTTTGTAGAGCCTGTTGTTGATCAATTTGACCAAGAACAGAAAGTCTAGTTGCTTCTTTTGTTTGCGCTTGTAAATCTAGTCCTTTAAAGCCTGCTGCTGCTGCATCTGCAGCGAGTCCGACTGTTTGTGATGCTGCAATACCATATTGTGTAAATGAATTAGCAAGTTCTTTAACTCCAGCAAGTGCAGCATTTGTTTCTCCTGGAGTTGTAAATAAATCTCCATAAACCTTTCTAAATTTTAATGCCTGTGTTTCCATATCCATGAAGGCTTTTGATGCTGTGCTTCCAAATGCCACCAAAGGAAGAGTAAAACCAACCATCAACTGACGACCAGCCCACTGTGTATTCTTACCAAAGTTCAGTAGGTTAGTTGACCCCTGCTTCATTAATTGATTAAATAGTGCTTGTTTTTGTGCTGTTAGTTGAACTTGTGTTCCATAATCATCCATATTAAGTTCTGTAGGCATAATAGCCATTGCTCTCATTGCACCGCTTGAATCACGGCCCATCTTAATATATTGTGTTTGGAGTTTCTTTACACGTTCTTCTGCTACCTTGCCAATTGTGTCAAACTCTGTTTTAAATAAACGACCAAATGTTTTTGTTGATGCTCCCGCATAGCGGAAGTATTCTCGCATTGAGAACTTGTTCTTTTCTAATGAATCAGTAAATGATTCTGCAGATGTTCTTACTGTTCGCATCTCGGCTGTAAAAGCACCGATTGAGTTTATGCTGCCTAAAAGATTTTTTTGTAGGCTTTTTTGTGCAAGTGCTGCTGTTTCACTTGATTTGGCTATTGAGGTATGGAACTGCGAAATCTGTCGTTGAAGAGATTTTAACTGTGCTAATGCAGCAGATGAATCAATATTAATGTCAATATTTGCATTAACATCAGCCATTTAGTTCCATACCTCTTTTAAATTATTCAGCCATAGTTACGCCAAGAACGTCTGAAACTTCAGCAAGTTTAATTCCTGATGCTGCTTCTACGATCTTGTAAACAGTTGGAAGATCAACAATCTCTTCTAACTTTGCTACGTCTTCTGAGAGTTCTGGCTTATATTGTTTCATCGCAATCTGAACACATTCCATAAGAATGTCCATAGACTTTTCGTTGTTATCCGCCACTGCTCCCACACCCTCAAACTTCTTCATAAATGGACGAAGTAGAGAGATTTTTAGAGGACGTACTGTAACCTTTGTGCCATCAATTAACGTAAGAGTTGTTTCCTCATGCGTAGTTGTTGCCATTATTTCCTCCTATAGGTTATGTTAATTATAGCATAAAAACATTATTTTCTAAGGTCTTCATAATCAATACCCATTCCAATTCCAAACCCTGCTTGCCTTGCATTCTGACCTTGAAGTGCTAATATATCATTGCTATCATTTGTTGCACCTTGACTAAATACTCTTGCTTTCATATCTTCCCATTCTTTTTGCCCCCTACTAGATCCAGCCTGTTGTTCTAAATCCACACCCTGTATTGCTGCAAAAAACTTTTTTTCTTCATAGTCAAGTTCTCTACGACTTGAAAGAGTTGCCATTAACTCTGGCATTGATAAAGATTCTTCAAGTTCTTTATAATCCTTCCATATACCCAGCAAGAAAACCTCAGACTCTATTTTTGCAAGATCTAGGTCTGACCATGTGGCTCCGCTATCTGTTGCTTGATCCTTTACAGGTTCTTCTGATTTTTGATTAATCTTGATTCCAGCAGACACATCCAGTATTTTATAAATTGTTGGCATGTCAAAACTATCTTCTACGACTTCTTTTGTTTTTGATATTTCTGGATAGTATTGTTTCATTGCTATCCTTACGCATTCAACTAAACTTTCTATGGCTTCGTCATCATTTTTTGTTAATTTAACATTCTCAAATGCCTCCATAAATTCACGCAAATATTTTATTTTTAATGGAGTTATCTCTAATTCTGAACCATCAATTAGATTTATTATTTTGCTTTGATAAACGGTTGTTGCCATAATCTTTCTATTCTATCACAGACAAAACAAAAAACCCACCTCGTTAGAGATGGGCTTTGAGTTAATCTAAATCTAGATTATGACTGGCCCCAAGTACGATCTACGATCTTACCGTAGGATCCAGATGTGTCTTCAGGAAGAAGACGGAATGAAACTTCAAACATTGATGGCTCATCACGCTTAGCGGATACAGTTACGTTCTCAATTGATAGAGCACGGTAGGCTGTATAAACACGCTCAACGGTGTCAGATGCATCGCAATCTCCAGTTCCTGGACCAACAGCAACGATTCCTCGTTCTACTGGACATTCTCCAAGTTCACCTGCAGATAGATTAAGTGTCTTACCTGTAGATGCATTCTTGTTTCCTGTAAGTTGTGTCTCTTTGAATGCTAGTGCAAGAAGCAAGTTTTCTAATGTTGCTTCAGCAAAAGCGGTAGCAAGATTAACCTGCATACCTTGCTTATATAGTTTTGCAACGTCAAGAATCTGATCAACTGCAACCTCACCGAAGTCAGGTTGGAATTGTAGTTCAAGACCGTTCATGGTGTAACCTACGTTAGTATATGCTGCGTCTGCTGAAAGCGTAGTCTTAAAAGACTCGCTTGAATCAAAACCTTCCAGTGTACCTGGAGTAAGTGTTGTATCCGCAACAAAAAGTGCTGCTGCACCAACGATAATGTTATTTGACGTACCACGGCTATATGGCATATTTGTTCACCTCTTTCATAAAGTATTATTAAGTTGTTTGGCGTGTTTCCTCAAGACTAATTATACAACCTTTTATGTATATCTAGAATCTGGCTCAGTCTTAATATGATAGTCATATTCAACAATAATCTTGTTTACAAACAAGGTTCTAGCCGATGCCAATTCTGCAACGTCTCTGCTTTCGTCTGCTTGGTATACCCTTGTATTATGGAAGAAAATATTATATGGGATTACGCTTCCTTGGGAATTTAAAATAGGATTATTAACTGCCCATGAATTAATGTCTTGAGCAGATGAGTCTTCACGATCCAGGGCATTTGATATTACACGAACAGAGTCTATCAGTTTGCCAACATCTGTAGAATATAAGAAATAGATTAATTGCTCTCTCTTGCGAGCATAGAATGGTGTTGGTCTAAACCTCATGAGTCTGTCATATACAACTAGCAATGGACTTTCTGTCTGTCTAATTATAATGCTATCGTTGTATAGGTCTTCAATATTTGTAGGAAATTGCGCTGGAACCATTGGACTTGGATTAACTAAATCTGCATCTGCAATTAAATTATAGTGAGCCAACTCTGAAAGAATATAGCCGTTTAGAAATGTTGGTGGGAATCCCGTATCTGTTAATATAGTCATAAGTCTATTCTACTCCAATTATTGCATTTGCTATCCATTTAAATCCAGTATCAACGCCCTTGCTTCTTCCAAGTTTAGATCCAGCAGCAAAGTTCTTTTTATATAGAACTGGTTTTTTAATATAATCGTAAAGTCCAGATGCTCTTAAAAATGATTGCTTAAAGTATCTTGAAATAAAAATATCAACTGTAGATTCAAAACTACCAAACACTTCGTCTCCTCCTGGAGAATCAACCTTGATTGGTTTTTTAGTAAATACATCTCCGCTTGGACCGCTAAATCTTAAGACTTGTGATTTGGTTGGTGAAATTGTAACTGGAATTCCATTTTCCATAATCTTTGCTTTATTATAAAAAGGCACTGTCATATTTTCTGACACTGTTCTTGATTGTCTAAATGTAGAATTAATTGATAACCCAAGATTGCTAACTGTGTAATTAAGATCAAACAATCTAGATGTAGGACTTCCAGTTTGATTCCACTCATAAACATGATGCAATGCTTTTGGATTAGACCTTGCCTCAGCGTCAATATATTGAGCAAGGGCTTGTATTACGCCTTTACCTAGTTTATCAAGAAATATTTTTTTACCTTTTTGAACGCCTTCTAAAAAACCAAAGGAATAGTTAATTATATTGTTCATCTGCATTTCAAAACTTTTAGAGTTCATTGTGACTATCATTAGTCGCCTACCGTTTGATTCTCAGTTCTACGCCATAACATTTTGTAATATTCTACTGAGCCAAATGGTCCAGTAAATGGTTCTACTGTTGCTACTTCATAAATGGTTCCTCTGCCAGACCTTGGGCCAGCAGTTTCTCTATATATAACAACGTCTCCAGCATCTCTAATGTTGGTAACTAAAATATTAGTAATTGCATTATTTGCATTATTTGATGATACTCTTGGGTCATTTTTTGTTCTTACAATAAGTTTATTCTCATATTGTAGAAATGCTTCTGGCTTAATATCTTCATTGCCTAAACCGCCTACTGGTGTAGCATTACATATAATTGTTCTATCATATACCCAGTCTTTTTTAGGTTGTCCATAATCACCTTGTTGAAGGATTGGAAAGTATATATCTGCCTTCATTGGAAACATGAATTCTGTAGTTTCGCATACAGTCATTACAACACTCCAGGACGAACAATATTATTAACATATTTAGACAAAATCTTGTCTACAATAATATTTCCAGTACCCTCAATCATTCTCTTATCGTACTCAATCTTAAATTGATCAGTGCTGTAGTTCTTTACATATCTCTTATAATAATCTAATTTGCCACATTTAATATCGTTAATTAGTAGCATGGTTGCATCTTGAATATCAATCGGAACAACCTTGTATCCAGTTTCTAGCAAGAAAATATAATCTGTTCCTTGCCTAAAGCCTACACCAGGTGTAATTGTCTGTGTGTTTCCACTATCTTCTGTATCAAAAAGTGCGTATGAGTCAGATACTGCTAAAGGAATTCTTGATGGGCGTCTTTCTGCTCTATTTAATGAATCTGTTACTTGAACTGGATCTTTTGTGATTGCTGTTTTATCTTTTGTAATAATATAATTAAACTCTCCAAGTGCTGGACCGTCTGGGTCACTTACATCATATACAAGTTCTGCATTTTCATATGCCTTTAAAATTTTATGTGTTCTATCCCAAAGAGGGATGTAGTCTGTCTCTTGACCTACAACTTCTAGGTAATTTCGTTTATAATAAAACCCATCAACTATTGAATCAATAATTGCTCTAGCCAAAGATTCGTGTTGTTTATATTCTGCTATTTCTGTTGCTGTTGTTCCTAAAGTATTTGGATCAACATATGGACGTTCAATCTGTAGATTGTCTTCAATAACAATATCTCCACGTTCGCCATCAATGTCTTCATATACTGTTACAGAATAAGACTTATCATATTTTACAAAGTCTCCAGACAGGGTGTATGTTATGGTTCCTTCTGATGAAGATGTTTGTCCAGACTCTCCACTGACAAACACTTCAAGTTCTGTTTGCTCTGGTACGTCTTCAATAACAAGTATGTAATCTGCTGACTCATCTGGAACTGTATAGGTTACAGAAAGCGGGTATGGTGGAATGCGAAGAATGACTGACATTATTGTTTACCGTAGTATGAGGCTACTTCTTCAGGCTGTGCAATTCTGACTGCCTTACGAGTAATCCACTTTTCCGATGCCTCCTTTGAGACGATGTTATATCCCACTTTTACTTCTCCAACCCCATCCCAATAGATGTTTCTATCTGAATAAAGTGCTACCTTTTCAACTGGTGCTTTTTGTTCTGTAACGACTTCTGTTTGTCCGTTTGGAATAAAACTTGCAATTACTTCTAAAATTTCTAATTTAGTAGATACCCCAAATAGATCAATGTTATTTTTCTTAGCATAAGATTTTAGTTCCATTACGGTCTTTTTTGCTAATTCTTCAATTGTCATATAATCTCCCATACTCATTTGTAATTATACCAGAATATGACTAAGGGAGGACAGAAATTAATCCATCCTCCCTCAATCTGGGTGGTCAATGATTACGAATCAGTTGCATCTGCATCTGCATAAGATACAGCGTCTAGTTCTTCCCATTGAATACCAAAACGGACGAATACTGTGTATTCAATTGTGTCCTTCTTTGGCTTGTATTCACGGTTTACAGTGATGTCTCTCTGGAATCCCCATACACGGTTTGCTGGGAATGTAAGATCTACATAACCTGCAGGGTAGTAAGGAACTTCAAGAACATCTACACCTAGTACACGAGTTGTGCGTGAGTTACCAAGTGTTTGTGCATTTCCATCAAGGTAATCTTGACGGTTTGCTGGTGTTCCTGCTGTACGAGTAGCGAATGCTTCTGCTACTGCATCTGCAAGTGTACCGTTGTTCTTAACGATACCTTGGAATGCATCTGTACCTGCATAGAACTTAAGATTGCTCTTAATTGCACGATACTTACGTGGCATGGCCAAGATAATGCTTTGCATTGTGGCTGTTGTCCACTCGTTGTTTGCTACAGTAACTGCTGCTTCGTGAGCATCATTTGCTGCAACTTGGTTTACCTGAGCAACGAAGCCAGGCATAATTGAAAGGAATGCGTCTGCGCCAGATCCAGTTCCATTAATTGCAAGATCTTCAATATCGTTAGCGAAAGCATTTGTCATCAAGCGAACTAGATGATCTTCAAGTGCTGCACCTTCAATATTGTCTTCTAGTGATTCTGTAGAAACTTCCCAGTCCAAACGAATCTTCTTTGTTGTGAGTTCTACCTTAGAAAATGTAGCACCAACGTTTGTGTAGTCTGGTGCACCCTGTGCTGCTGCACGGATAACACGCTCTCCAACGTTGACCTTCTCAATTTCCATTGTATTTGCTCGCATAGTGACCTTACGGCCATCCTTGGCGAGAACAGTTGCATCCCACACGTAGTCAATAAAACGACGTGCTTGTTCAGGTGCTAGAATACCACCAGAGACTCCTGTAGGATTTACGGCATTTGCTCCTGTTGTAGAACCAAATGCTGCTGTTGCTGTGTTACCAAGCGCTGCTGCTGGACTTACGTTACCGTCAGCATTACGTCCTGTTGCACCACCAACACCACCAGATACTAATGCGCCTTGGGAGTTAAGTTCTGCTCCTGAGCCACCTGAACCTGGATAGTTTTTTTCTATATTTGTATTTTGTTCCGACATATTGTTCACCTCCTAGTGATATATACCTTAGTTAAATAGGTCGGTATTTGTGAGGAAACGACCGCCCCATAGGGATTTTTGAACCACTTGTGGTGATTCCTGTACGATCTCGCCTAGATCGCCAGACTTGCGGAAAGCGGTGTCTTGTTCTACAAGATCTACTCGCTTGCCAAACTCGTTAAAGTTACTCTTAATATTGTTAACATCAGATGTTACTGTATCAAGAGACTTTGTTACTGCTGCTACCTGCTCATTAAGAGACTTAATAGTTGCAGCAAGATCGCCAAAGGCATTAGTTAGAGAAGCATTAATTTCTGAAACTGCTTTAGCAACTTCTTCTTTAACTTCTGAAACAGCATCTACTGTTGTTTCTGATTTCTCTACTTCTACTGCTGCTTCTGCAACAGGAGAATCTGCACCACCGTCAACTGCTTCTGCAACAGGTGCTTCTTCAGCAACTGCAACTTCTTCAGCAACTACAGGTGTTTCAACAACATCTGCTGGTTGTACCTCTGGAGCAACCTCTGCATTTTCAACTACAGCGTCTACGGCTGTTTCTGTTGATTCTGTCATTGGATTTACCTCCTTAGTAATCTTAATTGTACTAATGCCTTTAGCACTATCAACTAAGAATTTTATCATTTCAGTATTTTCTTTATCATTTTTTTCTATAAAACCTATATTTTGCATCTTATTACCGTTAGTTGGACTTACTGCTGAATCAGAATCTGATACCATAACAATACCGCTTTCTGAATCCCAGAAAACATTTTCAATCTCTGTTTTTGATAAATATCCATCAACAACGTTTTGGCCATTTACTTTTTCAATAGATACAATGTTTGCAAACTGATTTGCTGGATTATCAACAAGAGAAAGTTCATGTAGTTCATAATTTTTAATTACACGGATTGACTTATCCATTTTTTCATCATAGGCATCATCCCATGACTTAATATTTCCACCGATTGAAAAACCAGTATATGTTCCGTCTAAAACCTTTTCCCATGCATCCTGTGCACCCTTTGAAACGTATGCAGATACATAAACTCCGCTATAAAACTTTTTATCATTTGGATCAAAATATTTGTCTTCTTTAAATGAAACGATCTTTCCAACTGCTGATGGTTGGTGCATTTCACGAAGATTGCCACGAAAGTTTTTAAATGCATCTACGCTAGATTCTGTTGTTACAATATCTCCTTGGCGATCAACGTTATCAAGCGTTGCAAAGCCTGACACCATACGGCGTTCAACATCTACTTTTCCGATGGGCATTGAGAGGCGAACATTGTCACCTTCAGTTACCCAATGAGCCTTATTTATTAACATAGCCTTCCTATTATAGCATTTGTTTATAAGGTTTTCTCATCTATTGAGATGCTCTTCCTTCTCCTTGTGGATTGCGTCCAGAAACTGTTGTTGTTGAATCAGAATTATTATTTGTTCGTTCTGCATCTCTTTGTCGTGTACCTGCTAAATTTGCTCTAGCATCAGTTGCTTGTCTTGGAGACATAATAAATGGTTCATCCCCGTCTGCTCTTTGTGGCAAGTCAAGTTTTTCACGAGCCTCGTTTGGAGTCATGACTTGTGTCTTTACATATCTTTCAAGAATCTGAGACTGTGCAATTTCATCAGTTAGTGTCAACTCATTAAACTTTAACTCAAGGACATCTGTTTTTTCCTTAATAATCTTGTTCACAATCTTTTCCAGGTGCCTTTGTGCTGGACGAGATACCTGTTCTTTAAATGTACGATCCTGAGATAGTGCTGCTGCAATGCCGCCAGAGTCTGCACCACCAAGTTTGGACATTGGAACCTGATGAGCAATTAAAATGTCATCACGATTCTGCTTACGATACTCTTTAAATGATCCATCTTGGATACCATTTTCAATTGGCTCCATCTTAAACTCAACCTTGTTGGTATCAGTATCACCAGGAAGTGGTATGTAGAGGGTTCTGTGTGATTGAGCCTTTAGTCCAGTCTGAAGGAATCTAAACATCTTGTCTTCGGCATCCCCTGAAAGTTTTGCTCCTTTAAGAGTTACAACATATCTTGGAACAGCCTTATTTTCAAAGTAGTCAATATTATACTGAGATGCAAGTTGGTCTCCAACTAAAGATGGCATTGCTGCAATAATGTCTGGAATTCCATAAAATGTATTTAATGGTGAGTATTCTTTAAGATGAATAATCTCATTTGGTCTTGGATCTGTTCCCATTGGGTTTGGATTCTTTGCGCTAAAGTTTCTAAAGTAAACTACTTTCTGTCCAATGATTTGAACAAATCCGTCACGAAGACGACGAACACGAACAGTCGTTGCTGGAATATGACCAACATATCCAATCTCTCCTGCTGTTGTTCTTCCTACTTCAATAAATCCATTTCCAGTTGCCTGAAGATCTGTATAAACTTTTTCCATTGTTTTAGTAAAACTGTCATCATCATTAAGGTTCTCTAGCCAGTCACGTAATTCAATTTTCATTCTTTCAATACGACGACGTGCACGATCAACGGCTGCTTGGTCATCGTTATTTTCAAAACGTAGCATAGTTCTATCTGTTACATCAAAACGGTATCCAAGACCAACAACATTTTCTACTTTGGCATCAATTGCAGCATGATTAGCAAAAGATGTATCATAGAAGTTGGCCAACTCATACATATTATATGGTGGTGTAATTACGTCAAACAAACCATAACCATTACGATATACGGTACCAGGATTAATTTGTTTTGATCCAGAATCAACACCTGAAGGGGTTACGTTTGCAGCATTTAAATATGCTTCGTTGCCTTCTGGGTTAACATACTTTGACATATTGCGTGTTGTTCTACGACGGAAATTTTGATCAAGACCAGAATAATCTTTTAAATTTTCCCAAGACTTATTAAATGGGTCTTGAGACTTAAAAATATTTTCATCACGCTCTTGCGTATTTAATCCTGCACGTACGTATTCTTGATCAGCCATTTTCGTATGAGTCTCTTCCATGTTTGTCTAATGTTTGTTGTGCTGCATGCCAAGCACCCAAATCGTTCATTGAAGGAATTAATCCAGCATTAAGTCTTTCTTTTTGTTCTGAATATTCTTCTTCACTAATTCTATGTAGGCCAGGAACAAATACTGCCTTGCCTTCTCCATCATCGCCGTATAAGACTGCAGCACTTCTTAGTTCAGAAATCTTTGAAAGATCCCCTCGCTCTGCAGGTATGTTTAAAACTGATCCTTCGTTATCAGTGAACCACTTCCCATTTGACTTTTTATATACATATAGTCCCCAGTCATAGTGCTTTTCAATTACCTTGCGTCGCACATTCTTTACATAGGGTTTACCAGTTTTTGGATTAATTAACGATTCCATAGCCATAAGTATAGCAGATTATACTGGTGTAGAGATACTTGTTGACCATTCTGTCTCTGTATATATCTTGATTAATTCTGGTGCATACGATATTCCCTGAGCATCATCAACAATAATCTTATTAGTTCCAGTATAGGTCTTATAAATATCTGATGGATTTACAAAATAAAATTCTGTCTGTCCTAGATTAAGCACACCGTCCCATGTAAAACTATTTAACCAGAACTGCCATTGAAAGGTGGTAACTGTATCTGTCAAAACCTTGAGCCAAGGTCGCTTTGCACTGCTCTGAACTTCTCTAATACTATTTGCCTGATAATATGCAATATTATTAAATACCGCTGGGCCTGTAAGATTAATATTTCCAAGATATGAGTCAAATAATAAAGATACCGCAAAGGATATGCCAATAACTGACCATTCTTTAATGTTTAAGACTGGCTCTCTAACTATTGATCCGTTCAGATAAAATGATATACCCTCATAAGGAGTTCCTGATGCGTTTAAAGCAAAAAGCCTTCCTCTATTTCCAGAATCGCTGTTGGCTACCACGTAAACTTTAACAGTACCCTGTTTATGGTTTATTTCAAATAACTCAACTGGATCTGCTGGGAAAAAATCTTTGTCATATCTAAACCACAATTGGGTTGCGCTAATTCTATAGTTTGAAGCAAGTTGGCTATTTATTGGGAAAGAAATTCCACGATTAATTAAATTGTTTTGCTCTCCCCTTATCTCTATACCTGAATTTTTTGTTAAATACAGATATGGTGTGCTTTCTTTATATATGCTAAATGGATTCTTGGTTTTATAATCATAATAGATTCCACTCTTTTTATATGGGAAAAGATCTACGCCAAATCTTGTGCCAACTGGATTTGATGAGTTACTATTTAAGACTTGTGAAGCAAATTGAAGTTTATTTAATAGTATTGGCTTTGTTAATATGCCACGACTTGTAATCTCTAAATTGTATACAATTGCCAAAGAGTTAAAGTCAATGTTTTGTTTTGGATATATAATTGTATTGTTTATAATTTCAAACTTTGTAGTTTCCCAATCAGTATAGTCATTTAGATCAATAATATTATATTGGTTTGGCTTTACTATATCGGCATACTCTTCAACAGAGTTGGCTCCATCTACTACATACTGAAAGGTTGCATAACTCTTGATTTCTGAGTTGGTTGTATCATAATAATATTCTCCACCAGAATCTTCTGTAAGTTCTGCAGGCGATGGATATCCAATATTAAATTGCAAAAAGTCTAAATCATAATGACTGCTGCCAGTCTCATCAGTTACATATTTTGCAAAGTAAGAAAGTGGTAGATAGTCTTGCCAGTATGAAGCAACACCAATATCTAAGAAATATTTACCATAGGACTCTGTTGGCAAAAGCGTATAACTTGCTGTGTGATCAAGAAGTTCTTGACCTGATGATGCTATTGCAATTCCATTATCTGCAAAATGAGTTGCTACATATGAAGCATTTATTGCTGTTGAAAGTCCAACTGAGTAAATTCTTCCACTAAACACGTTGCTTGTTCCATCTCCACCAACATATAAATTTAATCCATTTTGATTGCCAAAGAATGCAGCAAGATTTCCACCATAGTTATTGACTAATGAACTTATCTGGAATCCAGCGGAAAACAATGCAGCATCTGGTATTCCATATTCTTCAACATATATTTCTTCTTCTACCCCATTATAAAATAATGTATAAACTATGTCTGCGTCTAATGTCTTTACTTCAAAATAGTTTCCATTTTGTGAATTAACAACCTTTAATAATATTGTATTATCTTCCGTATTATTTATTATTGAAAATACTCCGTACACTGTGTGGATTTGATCAGCCAGGATGTTTAGTCTTGAAAAGTTAATGTATGAGTTTGTTGAGTTCCAACTAGCATTTGGTCTTAAGCGTATGAACTTGTTGTCTAAAAATGGCCCTGAGTCAATAGTTTGTAACTCTTGATTATCTGCATACAGTTCATCTAACGTTTTGTTACCTAAAAATATTTCTGGCAAAGAATACTCTGGGGTTCTTAGTGTGGTTGCGGTAGTTAATAAATTATCAAATGTACCCTGCTGCCACTGTGCAAAATCTGGATAGTTATAATTTACAGCATAGTTTGAGAATGGATAGTCAATAAAGGCTGTGGTTCCACCATAGGCTGAGTTAATTCCTTCTGGAGAAATAACTCCTTGGCCATATACCCATCTACGTTTTGCTAATGTAACTGGAACCTGATATGAATAAATGGCAACACAGTCAACTTCAAATGGTGATATATCTGCAGATGAATAAAATCCTACCCAGTCTTGATTATTACCGACATCTCCAGATTCTTCAGATAGTTCTGTTGGAAGCACAAGACTTGATGTATCAATAGTTAAAGACAAAACTTCTTCGCCATTTATTAAAAGTGAGGCTGAGTTTCTAATTAAACGAATATGAATAAGCATTGGTCTATACCACTCACCAACAAAGTGAGATGCAAACTGATCTCCAATAACTAGTGTTATAAATCCACCCTCAACATACAAGCCATCTTCAGAAGCAATTGGCCCAAATATTCTAAACGGTGCTGATGTATTGGCATTTATTCTTGCCCAAAATTCTACAGTGTAATCGTTATGTTGTCCTTTTTGATTTAAAAATCCTTTTCCAGGAAGAATAAGTGATGCATCGCTATATGGTTTTAAAACTGTAACTCCAGATGCACCATATACAAGCGGTATGCCAGAGTTAGTAGCATAAAGTCTTGATTCTGCAATATAGTAAGCGCTGTCTTCAGCAATACCATAGGCTTGTGCTTCAACAGCATCTAGCCCACCATACTGGCTAACTTCTGCTGGAACTGTTGTTGTATTTAGTCCAAGTGAGTTTACTTGAAATTCTTCTGACCACTGACCAAGAGATAGTCCATTAAAATAAAATTGATTTTCTGATGTATTTGATGCACCTTCAATAATTCCGACAACTAATACTATTCTTAAGTTAGCATTTACGTTTGGTTTTTCAAATGTTTCAGATATATATGACCATCTTTCATTAAAAATTGTAGAAAATGTTTTTAAATTTTGAACAACTGTCATTGTGCTTGGATCCGTATATTCATATCCAATTGAAACATTTCTTAAATAAATACTATTTGAGTAAAAGTATGTACCTATAGAAAATGTTTCTAAATCATTGTTAAGTGTATTTATATTGATAATTGTTGGACTAATTGCAGTAATATCCATTGTTGGATTAACTGATAAGTTTCCTGTTAATATGGTTGTTACACTGTCAGAAAATGGTTCTCCACTAATGGATGATCCAGATGAAGTTGTACCATTGGTTATAGTCCATCCACTGTTTATATTCCGTTGATTTTCTGTAATTAAAGAGATGTAATCAAGTTGATCATCTAATGCCCAAAGAACTAGTGGGTGCTCAGAATAAATCTTCTCTGCATATAAATTTGATGGATTAGACATTTTTCTCCTATCCCCTTATTATAGCAGGATAGAGATTAATAAAGTTTAATCTCACATGCATCTGTTGAACAATATTTTTCAGACTCTGCATCTAAATTATCTTTACCATCATAGATAGCAGACCAATCAATCTTTCCAATAGTTCCTACATATGCATTATATTGCTCTCTTGTTATTTCTGTATAAGGTTGTTGAGGATAAGTCTTATTTCCCATTGGAAGGAATGAGACTGCCTTTAGTTGGCCTTCATACATATTAAGTGCTGGAGCAACAAACTTTTTTTCCTCTTCTTTATCAAATGACAATGTTACAGAAACACCATTATCTGACCAGTACTTTTGAGCAGTTGCTGCCAAACCAATCTTTTCAAATAGACTTACTTGTTTTTCAGAGCGTTTGTGTCCTGATGCAACTGGAAAATAAACTACTGATGTATTTGCTGATACTACGTCATCTTCAATTTTATACCCTGCTGCTTTAAACAAATGCATCATTGGATCTGTATTTCCAAAACGAATAGCACGAAGATAAAATTCTCCTCCAGGTCCCCAGTGAACTCCAGGAGTAGCACCAGAAAGAAGCGATACAGAACCTGATGGCTTAACTGTTGTTACACGAACTGATTCACGAACACATAGCCACTCTGAATATGAATGATCATATTTACGAATTGTATTATATCCTTCATCCATCCATTCACGAATAACTGGCAAACCATGCTCATCAGCAAAAGCAGCAATACCTGTAAGGGATGTGCCAATACGACGATTGCGTTGCATAATACCGTTTGTTTGTTGCCAGTGTGTTGGCATTAGTGTTACAGTCTTTCCATAAAGATATGCAAACTTTAATGTCTTAAGAAAGTCTTCTTTGGATTCATGACGATTTAAGTGAACTTCTACAAGAGTACATAGTTCATAAGATTCAAGTGGTTGTTCTGCACAAGGGTTAAATCCCATAATTCTAGAATCTTTATAGTCTGGAGCATCTGCAAGGCGACCATAGTTACGAGCAACATCAAGCCAAATAAAACCTGGTTCTCCATTGTCTGCAATTAAATCAACATAGTCTTCATACTTTGTTCCTACCTCTGCTGCAATAGAATTATTAGACATCCATGCCCATCCTGGTTTTTCTGGATCGTATGAGTTACGTTCTGGAAATACTTCTGGATTTTTAAGATTAATAAATGTTTCATCCCCTGGTGCTCCAAGAGCAAGAGTAGCAGAACGACGAACATTGCCAGAAACAACACATGTTCCAATAAGGTTTACAATATCTACAATTGCACGAGAGTCAAGTGTTTCACCTGCTCTGGAGCCAATAATTTTACGAATACGTGTATGGAGATCCATGAGTGGCTGCGGACCGCTTGCAACGCCTCCAAAGCCCTTAATTGAGGCACCTAGTGGACGTATTAGGCTATAGTCAAATTCTTGAATAGACTGATTTTGACGTAAAAATGAGTTTATAAGATATCTTACAGATTCAACCCATCCTTCACGAGTATCTGGAATTTCATAAGTAATTGATGGTTCAGTGGGTGCATATATAGGTAGATTTTTTTCATTTCCAATAGTATCAAATCCTACACCTATACCCAACATTAATGCATCCATAACCCAGGCAAATAGAGCACCTGGATCATTACGATCAATGTCACGAGTTGAAACCATGGCACAGTTTTGAAGGGATGCAGAGTTACGCTTCTCCATAGTCATAGGTGTACCAAATGCCCAAAGACCTCTTCCTGGTGGTGTCCACTTTAACTCAAACATTCTTTGGAATGCTTCTTGAGCAGACTTCTGAGCCTTATTATCGTTCCATGGTAAACGATTATCTTTAGCATGATTCTTTTGGACTGAATACATACCCTCAATTACACGGCGACAAACCTCATGCCAACGTTCTTTGGTTCCGTCTTCCTTCATACGAGAATATGTACGAATAAACGTAATTTCTCCAAGTGAGTTAGATCCTGCATCTGAAAATCCAAATGGAGCAGGAGTAGTTGAATATTTTGTTACAAAATCTTCTGATAAACGAAAAGAAAAAACACTGTCAGACATAGAATTTAACGACCTCTCAAATAAAAATAATGAAGTGCTTTATGTTTTTCAAAGCACTACCATATTGTAGCACAAATTTTACAAATAAAAAAGTTGTAATAAGCACAAAACACCAACTATAAAGATGTAGTTGATGTTGAGTACTTTTGTTTTATTAAAGTTGTTTATGCTCCTGCAAGCATGAACTCGCTAAATGCTGCTCCACCACCACCTGCAGATGTTGCCCATCGCATACCAGCAGTTTCTCCACTGTCAACAATTAAACTTTGTCCAGCAGTTCCTGGTGCAAGAGAAACAAATGTTCCTGCTCCAGTTCCTACAAGTAAATGACCTTTAGCAGTAAAATCTGAGTTAATAATAACAGTACCGCTTAAATTTGGCAATGTAATTGTGCGATCAGAAGTAGGGTCTACAACTGTAAGCGTGGTTTCAAAAGCGTCGTTTGTTAATCCTTCAAAAACAATTCCATCCCCATCAACAATAGGGCTAGTTAAGGTTTTATTTGTAAGTGTTTGCGTTGTATCATGCCCAACGAGTGTAGTAGTAGCATTTGGTAATGTTAATGTTCTGTCTGCTGTAGGATCCACAACTGTAAGTGTTGTTTCAAAAGCATCATCTGTGGTACCTTCAAAAATAAGTGTCTTGCCAGCAGCAAGAGCAATATGCTCTGAAGATGTCCAAGCGCTTGATGCGTTTATCCAATTAAAGGTTTTATCTGTAGCGCCCTTGAGTGTTAGACCTCCACCATCTGCTGTAGTGTCTGATGGGGTATCAACGCTTCCAAGTTCAATATTTTTATCATCAACAGAAAGAGTTGTTGAGTTAATAGTTGTTGTAGTTCCATTAACTGTAAGGTTTCCACTAATTGTTAAAGATGTAAGGGTTCCAGTTGATGTGATTTCAGATAAATTTCCTGTTGTAATAACATTTCCAGAAACGTTAGGCAATACTATTGATCTATCTGATGTTGGATCTGTAACAGTTAAAGTTGTTTCATATGCATCATTAGTTGCACCTTCAAAAACAACACCATCACCAGTAATTAAAGGACTGCTGATTGTTGGACTAGTGAGTGTTTTATTTGTAAATGTTTGAGCATCGCTTAATGTTGGAAAATATTCAAGGGATGCAAAGTTTGTAGTTCCATCACCTATTTTTATTTGATCAAGAGTTGTATTATATACAAGTTCGCCTTGTCCAACGACAGGGTTTGCATTAGACCATTCAGTGGTTGTACCACGTCTGATCTGAATTCTACTTGCCATAATATCTCCTCAATGCCATTATATCAGAACACTGTTGATGGTGATCCACCATCTAAAGTATCTGAGTAAATTGAAGATGGACTTCCACCGTCAACTGCACCTGCTGAACCGCCAAGGCCCTCTGCACTTACTAAAGTTGATCCATCCGAGAAAGTGATACCTTCAGCGGCAACCGTTAAACCTCTTTTTACTTTGAAGTTTCTATCTGTAGTTGCCACTGAAGATCACTATCCCTTCAGCCCACATTACGCTTCAATAAGCGTTTTGTGAACCTTTACTGTTGTACCGTTTGATGATGTTACCTTTAAGCGAACATTTCCACTTAGGTAGTCTGCATCTGTTGTTCCAAGTTCTGTATTGCTAATTACATCAGCATATTCTGTTAAATAAACATTGTTGTTTCCATCAACTGTTACAAGAACTTCTAGAACTTCAATGTCATTGCCGTTTTTCATTTGCACAATATACTTTGCAGATGAATAACTTGTTACTGCCCATGAATCAACTACAGTTGCACTGCCACTTGTAATTGATTGTATAGCAGTTCCCATTAATGCATCTGGAAGTGTAATAGATCCAGTTAAATCAAGACTTGAACCTGTTGCTGCTCCAATATTTGGTGTAACAAATGATGGGCTGTTTGTAAATGCTACTGTTGAGGAACCTGATTCATCAGTAAGTGCTGCTGCAAGGTTTGCAGAAGATGGAGTTCCAAGGAATGTTGCAATTCCTGCTCCAAAAGATGTTATTCCTGTACCACCATTGGCTACTGGAAGAGTTCCAGTCACACCAGTTGATAATGGCAATCCAGTTACATTTGTCATTGTTCCAGATGCTGGTGTTCCAAGTGCTGGGCTTGTTAATGTTGGGCTAGTAAGAGTTTTGTTTGTTAGAGTCTGTGTATCAGTTGTTCCAACTACTGAACCTGTTATCCCGTGGACTCCAGTAGAAGCACCTGTGTGAGTTGTAAGTGCTGAAGAGTCGGCTTTGTTTCCAATTTGTGTCTGGATTGAAGATGTTACTCCATCAAGGTATCCAATTTCAGTATCAGATACATTTGCAACTCTTACTTGAATTGTTGCAGTATCTACAGAAATTGTATTACCAGACTTTGAAAGTCCAGTTCCTGCAGTAATTTGTCCAAGACCAGTAAACTGAGTAAATGTAAGTGCTGTAGTTCCAACTGTTACGGCACCATCATTAGTTAGTGTCCAGCCAGAATCTGCGTTTGTAGTTCCTTCTTCAACAAAAACTGCAAAAGAGGCTGTAATTTCTGCGGCTGTATCTGCATCAGTTGAACGATCTGGAGCGCCAGATGCCTTAACTACATAAATACCGTTTTGTGATCCAGTATTTTGATTCTTTATAAGTATTCTATCTCCAGTTGCAAGAGTTACACCGTCAATTACAGAACCATTAGCAAACGCTGATGATAATGTTCCATTGGCAGTTGTTGCTGCACGTACTGATGCTTTCCAGTCAATTCCTTGTGCTGCTGAATCTACATAAGCCTTTGTTGCTGCATCTTGTGCAGATGTTGGATCTCCAAGACCTGTGATCTTGTTTGTACCCATTGCAATTGCGCCAGACATTGTTCCACCAGCAAGCGCTAGTTTGGCTGCAAGATCTGTTGTAAGTCCTGAAATCTTTGACTGTGCAATTTCTGCGGTTGCATTAATATCGCCGTCAACAATAGTTCCATCTGCAATCATTGTACTAGTTACTGTGCCAGAATCACCACTTGTAATAACTGTACCAGTTACGTTAGGAATAGTAATTGTGCGATCTGCTGTTGGGTCTGTTACAGTAAGAGTTGTTTCATATGCATCTGCTGTAGCACCTTCAAAAACAATGCTTGAATCATTAAGAGTAAGACCAGTAACTACTGGGCTTGTAAGAGTCTTGTTTGTAAGTGTTTGTGTATCGGTTGTTCCAACTACTGAACCTGTTACCCCGTGCACTCCAGTAGAAGCGCCTGTGTGAGTTGTAAGACTTGAGGAATCAGCCTTGTTTCCAATTTGTGTCTGGATTGAAGATGTTACGCCATCAAGGTATCCAATTTCAGTATCAGATACGTTTGCAACTCTAAGTTGAACAACTGAAGAGTCTACTGTAATTGTGTTTGCTGGATCATTGTATGTAAGTCCTGAGCCAAGAATTGTTCCAACTGCATCCTGCGCTCTTTCATTTGTAAAGTAAAGATTTGTACCTTCTGAAAGTCCTGTTGTTGATGAAGGAATATCTGAAGTAAGTGCTACTGTACCTGTTGCATCTGGAAGAGTAATTGTACGATCTGCTGTTGGATCTGTTACTTGAAGTGTTGTTTCATAAGCGTCTGCTGTTGCACCTTCAAAAGTAATGCTTGTTGTAAATGCTGGGTTAGCATCTACTGCTGCTGTTAATTTTCCTGTTGTATCATTATAAGTAAAAGTAACTCCTGTATGTCCTCCGTCAAACATACCTGCTGTGGTATCTTGGAGAAATTCAGTTGATGCTTCTGTTAATACTGTTGACCCGTTGACGGTAGCGGTGCTTCCTTCAACGATCAAACCATTTTTGACTCTAAAGTCTTTTGTTACTGTTGCCATGGTGGTGCTCCTTTTATGTTAGGCCTTCAAACCAGTGCGATAAAATCTCACGGTTATTGGGGTTATTGATGGTGTTACCGTCATGCTAATTATACCAGCATTTAGGCTTGCAGATATCACACCTATTTCACTTCCATAGTTTGATACTGTTCCGAATTCGGAAATGTTTATGTTTGTTCCGTCAAATACTAAATTAAGTTCTGTGCTTTTAAAATATCCAACAGATGCTTTTGACATCTGAATCACATACTTAATCGTTCTCCAGGTTGTTGTGTCAATTGTGTCAAATACCGTTGGATTTTCAATGCCATTGATGGTTGATGAGTTGTTTCCATCGCCACCTATGGCTTCTGCACGGTATGAGGTAGTATCAATTAAATCAGCAAAATCTTGACCTGTAGGCCTGTCTCCAGACTCAAATTTTGTCTTTAGTGTAATAATTGGAATAACGGCCATATAAGTGATTATATCATAAAATATAAAAACTGCTACCGATAACCATTACGCCAATGCCTGGGGTTGAGTTAGCAGATGATGCACCAAAGTTTAAATTAGTAAACCTGACACGAAATGGTAAAACATTTTTAATTTGTGATGCAGTTATAGCAACTTGCCTTACATCTACATTACGAGTTTCTAATTCAACAAAACTTCTACGTTCCATCATTAACTCTCGTATGGGCCAGTTACATCTTCAATAACTACAACGCTTCCTCTGCAAACCGTCCAAACACGAATATCGTCAGACAATTGAATATCAAAAATATCGCCAGTTTCAAGTATTTCTGATTGCTCTGCTGTTAATGAAACTGTAAACTCTCCTTCATCATCTTCTCCAGTTACCGATGGAGTTAATGAAAGTAAAAATGCACCAGAATCATCTGGTCTAATAATATCCATTTTGATATTCCATTCAGGAACATTTAATGGAAGTCTGTCTGAATCAGTTACATAGACTCTAAATGCTGGGGTATCTCCTCTGACAAAAGTCCAACTGATTGTTGGTGGCGCAGAGCCAATTGAGAATGAGTCTGATCCTTGATTTCTATAGTTAGCCATAATGCTTTTATTATACCACCAACTAAATAAATAATAAAAATATTTTTATATTTATGTACAAAAGTTGACTTGTGGGTTAAATTCGTGTTATAATTAATACATGCTACCAACAGGTAGCATTTGTTCTCTAGGAGGTAATTTACAATGAGAGAAGCAAAAGTTTGGATAGGGGTTTTAGGGTTGGTTTTTTGCAGTGCCATTTTTTCTGGGGCAGCAAAAGCAACTACTGAAAACAATTTATTAAGTAAACCTGTCCTTGAGACTAAAGTCGCCACCCTAAAGGTGGCTTTTTCAGTTTCTAAGGAGGACATTCTTAAAAAGTACGAAAATGCGACATCTTTAACGGATGATCAACTTGTTGAACTTTTAAGGGCTGTTGGGTTTGAGAAAAGCGGTCTTCGTAGTGCCTGTGCTGTAGCAAAGGCTGAAAGCAATGGTCGCCCATTGGCTTTTAACGGAAACCAAAAAACTGGAGATAGTTCTTATGGAATGTTTCAAATAAACATGATAGGGGAATTAGGTCCAGACCGTAGAGATCTGTTTAAGTTGGGTTCTAACGCTGAACTGTTAAATCCAGTTACAAACGCAAAGGTTGCTCTACATATGACAGATGGAGGCTCTGACTGGTCTTCCTGGAGTTCTGTAAATGGAAAGCGGTACCAAGAATGGTACAACAAGTATCCATGTAAAAAATAAAATTAGATAGTAAGAATGCCCCTCAATTAATTTTGGGGGGTATTTTTATTTTCCCAGTAGAAGTTATGATAATTAATATCAAAGGTAAATCTCTTCATATGATCAGCAATAGCACCAGTATGAAGATAGGCTTGAATTCCAGCCCTTTTAATATTCTTGAAAAATGATATATCTTCGCCAACAAACTTAGCCCCTACACCATTTGTTTCAGCAAAAATAAAATTATCTTTAGTTACTTTTCTGATTGGCTCAATAATTGATTTATGCATAAGTATTAACCCCATTCCAGCAGCATCTGCTTCTATAACTTGATCGTTTGGAAGGTTTGTTAAATGTTCTATTTGCTCCATATTATTAATAAAGTTATAGGCACATGGGATTGGCTTCATTAAAGATTTTTCTGGCTCATTTGACACAAAGTATAGACCGCTTACAATCTTTGCTGTATCCTTATCTGCAGCCTCTAGAAGCCTTCCTAAAGACTCAATAGTTAAAACTATGTCTGAATCTACCCATAATAGCCAATCGGTCTTTAAAGTATCTGCCCAGTTATCAAAAAGTGTTTGTCTCTGTCTTGCTATTTGATTACCACTTACACGAACTGCTCCATGAACTTTAATACCAATATGTTGTGCATGAATAACTGTATATAAAAGTCCTTCTGTAAATTTACCGTCGGTATTTCCATTATCACACCAAGCAATTGTTAGTGTTTCTTCTTGTGTATTAATCAATTAAATTCCTTTTTTTGCCAACGGTTAGATTTATACCAACCGATCATTGATCGTCCTTTATCAATATTTTCTTTATAGTTTTTTTCTATAAGTAAATCATCTTTGTTAATTTTCCAAGACTCTCTTTTAAAAGGTATGACTTGGAGGATTGGAGTTCCTCTTGGAATTAAACCCTCAAACCCTTGCTGAATAAAAAACGGTATATTCCCATTTCCAACCAATGTGTCAATATCAACAATGCCAGTAAGACTAATAAATGGTAAATCATGTCTATTAAATGGATGAGTAACTATTGCACTATATCCTTTTTTAGCACTTAAAATATGTGGGTTTTTCCAAGTAAAATGATTTTGTGAATAACCATCTGGAATTGGAATAATATTTTCTCCAACTTCTCTAAAACCTATTGGATCTGGTTTTGACGTCCAGTGAATATACGGCTCATTATCTTTAGTCTCAACATATAAATCTTGAGCAAGTTCTATCATATACCCAATATTAAATGAATCAAAAAATGGCATGCAGGATTTTAAATTTATTGTTGGAGGACTTTGGTCATTTTCAAACTTTAAATTATTTTTGTTATACCCTTTAATATTTTTATACCACTCTGGAATATGGTTTTTTGCTGGTTTAATATCTGGCATGTAATCACCAACGGAATTAAAATTTAAAATATTCATAACTACCCCCAGTTATAATTATACTCTGAATCGTGTAAAAGTCAATTAGAATTTAATAATATAATACATTGCTACGTTATATGGGAAACCCTGTACCGCTGTTATTGCAGTAGAACCACCAGTACCAGTACCTGCTCCTGGATTATGTTGATGACCTGAAGGTGCCGATGTTTGTGTACCTGCAAAGGCTCTTCCATTATCTACGGTGCGACCGTTGTCCCAACCACGAACAAATGCGCCACGAAGATCTGGAATTGTAAAAGTAGTAGTACTGTCTCCAGCACCATATGTTGTTCCAATTAATGAAAAAAGTGCTGGATAGTCTGAACGTTTTACGGTTGCACCATTACATTCAAGAAATCCTGCTGGAACTGATGGAGCAGCCATTGGGATAATTGCTCCTACTGGAACATTGTCGCTAGATGAGTTTGCCCCAAGAGTTAATGACATAATTAAACATTTTCTCCTGAGATATGGAACTTAATGTCATTGTTAGATGCACAAACAATAAGTTTTTCACCATTAAAGATAACTTGTTCTAGGTCAATATACTGTGTTGTTCCTCCAGCAATTGATGTGTTTTCTGCAATTGGGTATCCGCCAATATAGATGCTATATGATCCTATAACAGGTGCTTTATTGGCTACTACAATGTTATTAATTTTCTTTGAAGCATTTGCTGGTGCTACATAAACTGGTGGAATCTTTGTCCATGCTCCAGTTGTGGCACCATTTGCAACTGTTGCAGTTGAACTTTCATATGTAAAGGTTGTTGAAGTTGGTATTGATAATACTCTTGCACCAAGAGTTATATTAGATTTTGTTTCTACTCCAATAATATCTCCAACTACAAGTCCATGGGCTGCACCTGTTGTTACTGTTCCAACATAGTTTACAACAGCAATATTTGTTACTGTACCGCCTATATAAGCATCACTCCAAATTAGTTGGCCATTTGGTGAAACCGCTGCAGTGCTTACGTTTCCAGCAGTTGTTCCGTAAGTAAATGTATTTGATCCAGGACCAGCAAAATCTAGTGCTAGACTTGGTATAGATGCAACAATGTGTGTACCATCAAATGTAGAATCTACTCCACTTATTACTGCTAAAGTTCCAGCAGATGGAATATTGTGCACTACTGATGTTGAAATAGTAGCAATATTTGAAGTACATACTTTATTTGAAATTTGATAATAGTTTTGTGTGCCTAAATTAAGGTGAGGAGATCCTCTATAAATTGTTTCGTTAGTAGCCATTATGATTCTCCATTTTCACTTAGTTCTAAATCTTCAACTTCTAAAATTGGGTATACTTCTAGGTCTACAACTTCACCATCTACAACAGATTGTCCAATATGAGGATTAACCAGTGTATTGTCATATTGAATGCATGTTGTGCCTGTAATTTCCTCTGCAATGTCTTTTGACTGTGCAAGAATTAAATTAGTAATTATGTCATTTTCAACAACAATAAAGTTTAACATTATTTACACTCCTTATGCAATATAAACAACAACTCTTCCAACTCCACCATTGGTGCTTGATCCTGCAGCAAATCCTCCGCCACCACCACCAGCGCCTTGATATCCACGATCAGTTACCTGAACATCGCCACCTGAACTGCCAGAAGCACCTCCTGTACCACCTGAACCGCCTGCGTTGTTACTTCCTTGGTATTCGCTATAACTTCCATCAATACATTTTCGTCCAGCACTACCTCCACCGCCACCACCTAAAGCAACAGAAACAGGGTTTGGAAGCATGTATCCACTTAAAACTGTAAAAGATGTTGCAGTTCCATTTCCTCCTGCTTGCCCAAGAGCGTTTGATCCTACGAAACCATTAGCGCCACCGCCACCAGTACCACCAGTTATTGTTGCATTGGTTGCTACTTGACTTGTTGCTGTTCCTCCAGCATTAGTTCCTACTCCATATCCACCTTGTGCTCCACCATTTGCAGAAGCAATAACCACTGATCCAGGTGCTGTAATTGAGGATTGACCGCCTGCTGCGGCTACTGTAAGTGTATAAACTTGAGTTTGTGAAATAGAATATTCTTGAAAGGCAACTGCGCCTGCTCCACCGCCACCTTTACCAGGATACTGACTACTAGGAGTACCTTGGGCACCAGCAGTTCCATTTCCTCCACCACCATAAACAATTGCAGCCATTTTACTGTATCCTGTTGGAATTGTGTATGTTGTAGTTGATGTTGCTGTAATTGCTTCTCTATAAACGAAAGGTGGTGTTACTGCAGATGTATTTGTTGCAGATGCATTACCAAATCTATTTTGCGATGTAACTGCAAAAGTATATGCTCTTCCACCATTTTGACGAGACATTGTTACTGAAGTTGCAGTTGTTGTAGCAGTTGTCGTAAAGCCACCTGATGCTGTTCCAGTTACTGAATATGCTGTTGGAACTGAACCTTTTGTGTCTGCTGTCCATGTAACCGTAACATCTGTTGTTGTTGCAGAAGTTGTTGCACTAGCAGTTGTAACTGGTAGTGGAAGTGCTGATGGTGTTATACCTTGACTAAAATTACCAATTGCCATTATGAAATCTCGCTTCCAAAGATATTAAAGTTAACTAGTCCAGTTGAAGAATATACGCTAACAACATCTGTTGTTGCTAATGTAAGACCAAGAGTAAGTGCTGATGCGTCAAGAGCGGGAACTGTAATATCATATGCAATGTACATAGGCTGAGTAATTGATGCCCCTGCTGGACGTATAGCAATTCTATAACTTGCTGGAGAAGGACCATAATTAGTAATAACAACTGTAGAAATTACTGTTGCTCTATCTGCTGGAACAGTATAGGCTGTAGTCAGTGTGCTTGCACTTGGGTTTGACTGTGCTAATACTTTATATACACTTGCCACTGTTTATCCTCCCATCAGCATTAGCGTTGCTGTTAACGCTTCTGGAACATCGTCCCATGAAGTAATTGTACCATTTGTTTTAAGATATTTTCCATCTTTTCCTGTTTGACTAGGAATGAGACTTCTCCAAGAAGATCCATCGTAATACTGTATTTCGTTAACAGTAGTTCCAGATGAATTTTGTCTTATTAAACATATTATACCACTAGTTGGAGATGTAATTGATGCATCTCTGGCCGCTGGATTTAAGAAATTATTTATACCCTTTTTGCCTACAAGGTGATCCACAATTGTCACGGTAGATAAAAATGTATTATCGCTTTGCCACTGATAAGATGCAGCAGTATTTACAACTCCAGAGATTAAATACCAAGTATCTGACTCTGAACTATAGATATAGGCTGGTTTTCCTGTTTCGTCATATAATACTGGCATTATGTGAACCTAACCCATGCTGGTGCATTATTGCTTGCGGTAGCATTTGCATTAGTAACTGTTGTTCCAAGATCAGACTCTGATGAAACTGAAGCAACCATTTTTGGAGACAATCCTGCAATTTGTGAATACCCAACAGATCCAGAAGATGCTAGTTTTGCGTTTGTTGTTTGTCCCACAAGGATTACTGATGCTGCATATCTAGTTCCAGCAATAAATGAATATGTTGATGGATACCCTCCAGTTGTGTTAAATGCTTTTGTGTAAACAGTGTTTGTTGATTGAAATAGTGTTGTATCGTTTTCTGTTCTTGCAACAAGTGATAAGGCCTGTGTTGATGGGTTAACTAAATAAACTCCCATTCTTGCTAACGTTGCTCCATCGGATGCGATTTCTGCGGAAGACATAGAAATATTACTTGCAGTAAAATTAAACAATGGAGTAAAGTAATAGAAATACATAGTTCCATTAGAAATGGTTGATGAAGAATTAACTGTCCATCTTGGCATGATATCTAAAGCGGTAGATGATTGACCACTCCAAGACTGTATTGTACTAATTGGCATTAAGACAGTGTTATCTACAACCAAGTTGCTAGAACTTGTTGTTAAGCCATAGCCATAACCTAAAGATAGGTTTGCAGATGTGTTAGTGCCAGAGTTAGTTATTGGAGCATTTACTGCAACTATTCCAGAAGGGCCTATGTTGATTAAATCAAACGTAGTTGTTCCAGAATTATATGCATACATTTCTTTTGGGCTTGCATTTTTCTTTACCCAAATTAATCCGTTGGCAAGGCTAGTAGATGGTGCTGTATCTGTATATACGGCTGTTGCAGAGTTTGGAACTGTTGGAGTTGCTGCATTTTTGTCTACCCAAATAAAATCATCCTGTAAAGCATTTGGTGGAAAGTCTCCAGCAACTGGTACGTTATTTTGTGCTGATGCAAATTTCTTTGCTTCTAGAGCAGTTATATCTGTTTGTATGTCATAAATTGTTTTAGCAATAGATGGTGTTAAAAGTTCTGCTGGATCTGTTTCATTTGGGTCAAAATCATATGAACCGTAGTGGTAGGCTCTTAGGGCTGACTTGATATCAGCATCGTCTACGTATGCAGGAATCTTGGTTGGTATAAGTATTCCGATATTTTCTACAGCCATGTTTTCACCTCTACTAGATTATACCATTTTTATACTATAGAAATAAATAAATGAATTTTTTTACTTCCAGTTAGGTTTGCCCATGTACTTCCATTATAGGAAATTGCTTTAAAGTTAAGAACTAGGTTTGTTCCTGGAGCAACAAGTGCTGGAATTGCAACTGCTGAGGCAATAGCATTTGTTCCTTCAATTGAATACTGAATATTAAAATTTGAAGCGGTAAGTGGAGAACCAGTAACTGTAACAATATTAGAAACTGGAATAGTAACGCTTGCGCTACCAGTTGTAAATGTTGCTGTTACGATTGATGAATAAATTGCTGGATTAATACTTAAAATCTCAACCCAGGCATCTCCTCCAGGCTGTGATATGTATTGATACATATAACTGTAGTCAGTTCCTGGGTTTGTATTTATATAAAGATCGTTATAAATAGGGGTCTGTCCAATATCTACAACGTTTGGATCTCCAGAGCCAACAAAAACTTGACTTCCTCTTTGCCCTGTTGGACCAATGTCAACTTGAACGTCTATAGTTTCTGGGGGACCAAGAACAACTACATCATCTGTGTTTAATAATACATCAACCATTACGACTCAATTGATCCTGTGATGTCTTGTGTTACTGTGATTGTTCCAGTCAAAATTGTATAAATTAAAGATGCTCCAGAATCAATTTGAACATCATAAACATATGTTCCTGGTTCTAAATCTCTTCCAACACCTGGCAAAATTGTACATGTAACAATGTCTGTAGTTGCATTTACAACTGCCTGTCCTTCAAGATAAGTTGTAGCACTTGGCCCTCTAACATTTGCAATAAAGAAATCTGCATTGTAGCCAGTCAAATCAAAGGCTGTTCCATTTGCTGCTTTTGGGCGAACTACAAATTGAGCGGTATCACCACGATAGTAATTAAAATTATATGTACCTGGAAATGCCATTTATGACTCCTGTATCTGTGTTGTTAAGTTTTGAACCTTAAAAGAAATATTATTTACTTTAATAACAGGTGGCAGAATTGTATTTACAGAACTAATCTTAATAACTATATTTGTTGGAATGCTCATAGACTTCCTCCTGGTGTTATATCTCCTATAACAGTAATTGTACCAATGATTGGAGTCCAAATTGTGTTTTCGCCTACCGCTGGAATGTTTACTTGAAGGTCAAATGGTAGTTCTGCGACTACGCTCTTATATGTATTGCCCCAGTTTAAAGTGGTTGATGCTGGTGCTGTAATGGTTACTGAGTGGTTAGTTGCAGTTGTTGTAAGTTGATCTAGAACCCCACCGTTTGTATCATATGATGTTGCCTCATAGGTCCATCCAGTACAATCAAAGCCTGTTGTCTCATCATTTTCAAAGAAATCTACGGTCAGTACTGCGGTATCTCCACGCACAACAGTCCACTGTATGCTAATTGGATTATTACCATATTTTTGAATTGTTGATGAACACATAATAAATGATTATACCATAAAATAAGGCTAGACACCTAAGCGCAGTGGGGTGGGGTAGAACTTAGGTGCTAGCATTAAAAATTATAACATTATATTATAAATAGTATAAATAGGTATAAAAAGGACATTTAGTATATTACGACCAGTGTATAAAAATTTACACAATTGTTACAATCCGATATGTCCGTTTTATAGTAATTTGTTATAGAATGTCCAGAGTAGCGATAGTGTATACTTAAAATATATAAAGAAAAGAATAACTAGCAAGTAAAGTTTTTAAGATATCTTTTATATATAATATATAGTGAATTATTTTTTAGAATGATGATTAATGTGTTCAATCAAAAGATCAAACAATTTGTCAGTTTTTATTTCTAGGCGATTAACGGAGTCTTTTAAACTGGATCCTGAATTTGGCTTAAGTTCGTTTAAATAATGTTTTACGAGCCAACGAATTCCACCAGCAACAATAGTTATAATTGTGAGAAGTGTTAAAGTTAATGCTGCCCAGTCTTGTGGTGACATAAGGTTTATTATATCATTATTTGAGACTAATTTTTAAATTTGGCGGGATAAGAGTTAAGCCGAAAATAGAGATACCAAACCAACATAAGACATACTGTGACTGCAAGCAGTCTAACAATGTCAATAGGATGTAATATCTATGTTTGCTTAATATCCCGATATAGGATACAATGAGATGTGCTAGAAGCAATTAAACAAACCCTTATTGAAGGTTTGACAGAAAAGTTAAAGATACATCACAGTGTCTATAGACTTCCGTGCACAAGTGAATTTCTAGAAGAATTAATTGCTAACACCTTCTCAGAAGCAGGGTATATAAACGATTGGCAGCCCAATAGAAGCCATAGTATCAGTGTTGACATGTCTTTAGAGTCAGGCGAATCTTTCTCTATCAAATCAGGCGTATATGCAAATAACACACTAACATTTTCTGGATCAAGGCTAGGAAAACATGATGGTTTGGATAATATGATAGCCAGTGTTGTATCTAATAGTGCTGATTATTATGTGTGTCTTGCAAAGTCAGACCAGGATTGGTCTTCTGTCCCCTCGCAAAATGAGAAAAAGATATATTATTTATTTATATTTCCATCCCAAACCCTAATATACGATAACGGACTATGGAATAAGGTTCAAACCAAGTCTGGAGGATATAATTATGTTATGGAATCTATAGGTATGTCAGCACGTATTAATACCTCTATGTCTTATCAGTTATGGACTAGTGTTAATGAGTCGCTTATTGGTGCCCCGACAAAATTGGAAATATTATGAGTGCCAAACCTTGGGATATGATCAATGGCTCTCCTAGAGTGCCAGAAGAAGTTATTAAAGAGAGATTAGATATTTGTCATGCATGCCCTGCCTTTAGACCACTTACGCAGACATGTAAGAAATGTGGATGTTTTATGAAAATGAAAACTCAATTAGAAAAGGCTTATTGTCCACTTGGCAAGTGGTGAGCAATACTGTATACTAGAATATATTGATATGGGGGAAACATGTTATTTCACAAACATTTGTTAATTAATGCCAAAGTAAAAAATCCAATGAACAATGAGGATATGGCAATAGACTTTCTTAAGCGTTTAGTTGAACGCATTGATATGAAGATTATTAAAGGACCTTTTGCTTCTTATGTTGACAAACCAGGAAATAGAGGTTTGACTGCCATTGTAATGATTGAGACTAGCCATATAGCATTTCATATATGGGATGAAGCGGATCCAGGATTAGTACAGTTTGATTTGTATACCTGCGGAGAATTGAACTTGTCTGAAGTGCTTCTTACAATTCGTGAAGACTTTGATATTGTGTCTATGGACTATAATTTATTTGATAGAGAAAAAGGTTTTGTTTTAGAGCAAAGTGGAACATACCCTGACAAGTACGACATTCTTGTAGAAATCTAAAAAGTGTTTAAGAAAAAACAAGAAGAGCCAGTAATAAGTTTTGTCTGCACATCTCTAGGACTAGAAACCCTTGAAGAGGTTGCTCCAAAGCCGTCACAAAAATTTGTTCCAGATTGGTGGAAAATAATTCCAAACCATAAAGGACAGTATGACCAAACTATGACAATAAAGTCTTGTCCGTCATTTCCTGATTATTTTTCACAAGGATATATCATTCCTATGTGGGCAGATACTTTAATTAAATATAATGCAAGTTCTGGAGTTTGGTCAATGAAGTGTGGAAGAGACAACGACTTTACTTGGGAAATTCATTTTGACGAACAATTAATTGATTACATAAAACCAGCACTTTTTGAACAAGAGGCGCAAAAAGTTTTAAAAGCAATATCTCCTTGGAAAATTATTACAAAACCAGGTTGGTCTGTTATGCAATTACCGCTTTATTACCATTTTGATAACAGATTTAGCGTGATGCCTGGAATTATTCATACAGATACACACCATGACATTAATCAGCAAGTTCTAGTTTATAATAAAAATCCTAAAAAAGATCTTGAGATATTTATTAAACGTGGAGAACCTTTTGTCCAATACATTCCATTCAAACGTGAAAAGATTGATTATGATGTAAGACTTATAACTCAGTTAGATAATGAAAAAATAATTGCTTTTTTAACAAATTTAAAAACAAAGTTTACTGGCAATGGGGCCTACAGAAGTCTGTTCAATAAAAACAAGTAAATCTGAAATCTGAAAAATTTTGTAAAAACTAGTTTTCCTAAAATCTGAATATTTTGTTGAGATGTATGATATGTAATTTGAAAAATAAAAATACAAAAAAATAGTGAGCACACACTTGGCATGCCCACTAGGTTAGTTATTCGTCGTAGTGATCTCGTGGATAGTTCTCTATAGTCCCACCATTAGCGAGCCATTCTCTACGCTTTTCTATTTCAGGATACATTTGTTCCCTGCAAATAACCATCAATACCAACAAGGTCACATGTAATCTTAACTCGTTGATTTCTTTTTAGTGTTGAGCGATAGAGTTTGATAAAGTCTAACACCTCTTGCTTAGTCATCAGGTTAATGTCTCTGGTGTTACCTTGCATAGATGTAATTGTTACTTTCATTTATTTACCCTCAAAAATTTCTAGTAGTATGTCTATTTGTTCATCTGTTAGATGGTCAATTTGTATTGTGTTAGCAAAACCTAGTGGGTCATTCATTTATTGACCTCTACCTTCATGATGTTAGCAGAAAACTTAACCTTATTAGCAACATTGCTAGTGTTTAATTCTGCTATAACCTTATCAACATCCTTAATGTTATTAGCAATGTTATTGATTGAGAGTAGATTGCTACCCTGCCAAATTGAGTAAGTGATAGTCATAATTACTTACCCACTTTGTGTAGTGAGGCATAACGCTTAGCGATTAGCGTAGCCTTCTCATAACCATATTGGTCAATGAGTTTAGCACATTGGTTAATTGTTAAAGCCCACTTAGGTAGAGGGTTGTTAATAGATAGGGCAGATGAACCAAACTCATCTGCTATTTCGTTATATATAGTGTTCATTTAGATGAACCTTTCTTTTAATGCGATTAGACTTTCTAATCTTTTCCTTGACCTAATTTATTTGCCCTACTTAGTAGGGGCTCACTTAGGATTTCTTATTTAATTTTATAGTAGTAATACTAGCATACATTTCCTGAAAAGTCAAGATGACACGCCGTATATTCTGTGTGATTTAGGTCACTTATTCGCTAGGCTCATCCGAACATCTGTTCGTTTTATTTGCTAGGCTCATTGACCTTATCTATCTCTATTTAATTTGTATAGTAGAATACTATCACAGAAATATCAAAAAGTCAAGTGCTAACACGGCGTGTCGTGTGTGATTTAGACCACATCAAAATCGGACATATCGGACATGGGCCGCCCCGTTCGGGCGTGTCGTCCACAGGGTGATGCTTTAAGTTGTGGATAATCACCCCTAAAAATGTGGTGTAACTCACAGTGGCTTATGTACTAAATGTCCGTTTTGTACACCCTAAAATGTCAGTGGTAGGTGTTATACTTCTATTATAAAGAAAGTTGAGAAAGGTTCTCAAACTAGAAAGGAATTCAAATGAATTCAACAATAATCACAGTGTGCAAGAAGCACACACCTAATAAATCTGCTATCTCAGAAGTTGGAGATAATCAGTATACTTTCTGCGAAATTTGCGAAAGTAACATTGAGCGTTTCTACTTTGATGGAGACCCTGAGCGTCTACCTATGTGGACAGATTGGTTTGTGTCTAACTAATGAATTGTCCTAAATGTAATTCGCTATTTTGGAAAGAGCGTTGGTATAAAAATACTTTCCACCTTATCTGCTCAGTTTGTAATCACAAGCGAGTAATTAAAAAAACGAAAGGACTTAAATAATGACTACTACTAAACAAGATTCTTTGCTAAAAGAAATTAAAGAATTAGCAGATAAAAAGTATAACAACCAATTATCTTATGTCGCTTTGTGGGGTAGTGCTTCTGCACTTCTTACAGAAAAACAATTGAAAATTATAAAGTCAGTAATGGAAAAATAAAATGATAAAAGAAATAAAAAATAAAATAATTCGGATTCAAGAGTTGCGTCGTAGTAATGCTGCAACTGCAATTCCATCTAAAAAAAAATACACTAGAAAAATAAAACATAAAAATAAGTTTGACTAAAAAAGGCCGCCCCGTTCGGGCGTGTCGTACACAACCTGTGCATAACTTACGTAGTGTGGTTAAGATCACACAATTTTTGTGGCGTAAATCACAACGCTGAGCGTCTCATTATTTAAGATTACTTGCTAGTAAGTTGTAAATGTCTGCTAATTCTGATAAACTTACAGAGTAAGAAAATAAAGAAAGGAAGTGGCTATAAATGGCTAACTTATACACAATAGAAAACCTTCTAGAAGGTAAAGAGTATAATTCACGCTCTCTAAATGGTGAAATAATAAATGGAGAAAAAACTGACCATTGGTTTGGTTCAGATAAACAAGCGTATCGTGTTTTAATTAGAACACCTTATTCTTATCGTGACCACTATCGCATAATCGCAGTAAAGGTTGGTGAATAATGGGATACATAGAAATTTTTCGCCTTGATGAACAAGGTGCTGGTTGGGTTGACCTATCAGAGGCTACCCCTGATGAACTCTTAACCTTAGAGTTAGGGTTATTCCAAGAAGGGGCTTTGTGAGGTAACTCACACCCCAACACCCCCTAGAAATACCAAAAATGTCGGTAGCCTATGGTAGGCTTACAGTATAAACAAAAAGAAAGGAAGTCAAAATGACTTACACTATGAAACTAGAAACCTTTAGCGGTGAGGTTAAAAACATCGCTCTCCCTAGTAAGGGAGCAGTTGCCCAATTCATCTCCACTTACCCTGAGAAATTGCCAGTTGGTATTTCGGTAAAAGTTGCGTGTGACGCACTTGGTATTCGTGGCACACTACGAGGAAAGGCATTGGTGAAGTAATGATAAACTCAGTAATGACTATTCCTTGTAATGACTGTTTCGGTCAAGGATACTTATTCTTTGGTAATGACGAGGACTATCATGTAGAACCTTGCGCTTGCGTAGAGGAGAATAACTAATGATAGCACTAAAACACTCAATAAACTTAATCACAGAAATTGACGAAAACAAAATGCCTGATAATTTGCTAACTGCTTTCCTTAATCTTAGCGAATTAGAAATGGAAAAAATGCTACGAAGTGCTTTCATTAATGCTCTTATCTATGAAGGCTTCCTAGATAAACTTAATGAAAATAATCAGTGGGCTGTTCTAAAAGTTGGTGATAACTAATGATGACTCGCAAGGACTATGTTGCTACCGCTCAAATTCTAAATGGATACAAGGACTTAATTGACGAATTTACTTTTGAGGACTTAGTATTAGAATTTAACGATATGTTTGCTGCTGATAATCCTAGATTTTCTACAATTAAATTTCAAGAAGCCTGCTATGAAATTTTAGATGAGGAGTTAAACTAATGATAACTGAATGGGATCTGCTTGCAATTATTATTGCACTCTTTGGTGCTGGTGTTGTAATTTATTATTCAATAAAACAAAACATTGCATTGCAAAAAGAAGTTAGACGTTTGCAAATTGCATTGCGTGATGAACGTCGTAAAAAATAAAATAAAAAACCTAAGCAAGTTTTAAAACTGCTTCCACAAAAATGGGGCGCCCCGTTATCCACAGGTTTATCCACAGGTATTAAAATGTGATTAAAAACACTCCCAGATCTTCCCAGATTCTTACGGCGTGTCGTTGAAAATGTCAGTTTAATCTGATAGGCTTTCAGTATGAAAGAAAGGACAGAAAATGAGTAAAATGAAAAACCTACTTGACGAAATACTTAATTGTGACCTATGCTATGGTAAAGGCGTAATTGGTTATGCTAATGGTGAGGACTATGACTTTGAGTATTGTGAATGTAATCCACACGCACTTATTCTTGACGAGGACGGAGAAATTGTAAATGTGTAATATCTGCTACGCTAATGCTAATAAAATATCTATGATAGATTCTAATCCTTCCAGCATGTGTGACCAGCACTATGCTGATTGGTGTGCTGAAAAGGCTCTTGGAGAGGATTGGTATTGCTAATGGATACCTGCGTACTTTGTAATGAAAATGAAGCGATAGACGGATTCTATTGCTTTAACTGCGGAATTGACACCTACTACTCAGAAATGCTAGACTCAGAACTCACACTAGATTGGAACGAATAATGGAATACCTATACTCAGTAACTTGCACCTATGATGGTGATAAGTCCCCTCATTGGATTGGACGCTATGATAATGCGCTTGACGCAGTAAATGAGTTTAATAAGTTTGTGGACTATGGATTGGCTAGCGAATACTCAACAGTTAATCTATCAGAACCTAGTGGCAAAATGCACACTAAGGTATTTTATGCTAATGGAACAGTTGGAGGTAAATAAGTGGGAAGCGTAACTGCACTAGGAATTAAAGATTCCGTATTAGACTTAGAAACTCAGATTCTTTATCACTTGCGTGGTAATCATTATCCACCAGTACCCGCAGAAATGGTACAACCTTGCATAGATGCTATTGACGCATATTTTGACGAGGACTTTGATAGAGAAATTGCCATGCCTAAAGTAGGGGACTTTCAGATTCTCTATAAGGATAAAACTACTGCACCAGCATGGGCTATTGCTCAACAACACCACTTAGAATTTTGGTTGCCACACTCTATGGATTGCGATTGCAGCGAATGCATGATTCATGATGACTTTCCACTCTCACTAGAATATGATGAGGAATAAATAAATGACTGCTACAATAACAAATATGGAATATGTAAAAGTAGATATTTTAACTTCAGGTCAATTAGAAGTAGATGACTTAATTTTAATTGACGATGAAGTTGTATCTATTGTAGAAATTATTTCATTGCCTGATGGTTACACAATTGAAGTTGTTAATGATTTTGGCGAACGTGAAATAATTCAGGTTGAAGAATATCAGCAATTTAATTTAATGATGTTGCAATAAAAGCGGGGCGGCCCCCTGTGATCTTGGACACACCGAATTAAGACGAGTTGATATTTTTCCTGATTTACGGTAAGATTATTCTATGCCCTTAATTAGAAGTAAAGACAGGAAAGTCGCAAATGCAGTCACACCAAACGGAAAACAAGCAAGTATCGCTAACACTTTTGGATTACCTAGTGGAAAGAATTTCTCGTGTCCTAGTGCCACGAGTGTATGCGAAAGAATCTGTTACGCAGGAAAGTTAGAAAAATTATTCCCTGGTGTTAAAGGAGTATTGCTTAACAATTGGGAATTACTTAAAGACGCAGACCATGATACTATGGAAGCGTTACTTACTGAAATGATTAACGGTTTCAGAAAAGATTGTGAAAAGAAAAATGCTCCATTGCTATTTCGTATTCATTGGGACGGAGATTTCTTTTCGGATGAGTACGCATTTGCTTGGAAGCATGTAATCCTTAATAATCCTGATATTCAATTTTGGGTTTATACACGAGTTAAAACTGCCGCAGTTATGCTAAAAGATATGGATAATTTATCTTTATACTATTCAGCAGATAGTGAGAATATAAAAGAAGCAGTTAATCTAAAAAATACTTATGGCATTCGTATGGCATACCTTGCACAAAATTTTGCGGTAGGTCAAGAACAAATGAAAGAAATGATTGGTAAGGTAGGGGCTAAGTGTCCTGAAAATAAAAAGGCTATTCCGCTTATCTCAACAAATGGCTCCGCTTGCGTTTCGTGCTCATTGTGTGTATACTCTAAAGCAGACATAGTATTCTCGTCAAGCAAGAAGTGAGGAGTTATGGAGTTAGCAATAATAACTATCCTGTTTATCATAATCCTATCAGCAGGGCTAGGTCATAAGTAATGTCCGTTATGTCCGTTTTGTCTTGTGATGTATCTCACAAAAATAATTGTCTCAAAATGTGAGAAATCTAGGAAATCAACTTGTATTTCTTAACCAAAAATGTTAGACTTGTATTATCAACAAAACAAAGGAGAAACAAATGGCAGTATCAAACGCAACTTACAAAGTAGGAGATACCTACACAAGCCAAAAGTCAAAGCAAACAGGAACAATTCAAGAAATCGTGCCACAGGCAAATGGTAATGTTCGTGTTAAGTTAGATGTTAATGGCTCAACTCGCTGGACAACTTGGACAGCAAAGTCAGAGTAATTTAGCAAATGCTAATAGTCCTGAGCAAGACAATAAACTGCTCAATACAACCCCCATCAAACCCACCTAAAAGAAACGGAAACAAAACAAATGGCAAGAGGAAAAGCAATCTCAGTAAAGATACCTACTGAGAGAGTAATCAAAGCACTAGAACAATCACTAAATAAATTAGAACTTGATTGGACTTCACAAGAAGCAAACGAAGCAAAGTATGACAAGGCTATGGAAGCGTGGCGTAAAGAAGTTGTGAAGTTTGCGGTAGAAAGAATTGCTAAGGCAGAAAACCTACGCACTAACTATCGTTCTTGGAACAAGACACTCAATGTTGATTTTGACTTAACAGTTAAAGAAGGTGACTTCCCTGTTGAGCCTGAGCGTCAATACACAACTCTCCATAAGCACGAATACGAAACCCAAAAAGAGGAAATCTCTAACGCTATCCGTATTCTCAAAATGACAGACGAGGAAGTAGTTAATACTTCTACATACAACGCAGTTGCTCGTTATCTCTAACTAGATAAAGATGGGGGAGGGTATTTGACTCCCCCGTCAAAATCTAGTAAAATTAAATAATACAAACCACCATAACAGAAAAGGAAAAACAAATGACTCTCGGAGGATACACTTACCAACTAGGTGATTTATTCACCACAAGCAAAACAGGCGTTACAGGTAGAATTGTAAAGTTCTCACCTATTAACTCAAAACTAACTCGTGTTTCTTTACAGTTAGCAAATGGTCAACGCCGTTTAGCAATGGTATCAACAACTAAATAAGTTTCATCTCTGCGTTCCACGCTACTTGTAGCAAGCGTCCCCTGAGATGATCATCCTGAGTATGATGTTAAACTGCTCATCTTTTAATTGCCCCGCAAAAACGGGGCGGCCTTGTGATGCAAATCACATCTCAGCATGTGAGATTAATTAAGAAATGCATTTGCATTCCCCCAATATTACTGATATTATTATATTAAACAACAACAGAAAGAGGCCCCCTATGGGAAGCGAACTACAAGACGCAGTAACAATTGACAAACTAGAGGTACCATATAATTCAAATCTACTTGTCACTTACAAGGCAATTCCTGATACATATGCTGCTCCTGAAGAGCCAACATATTTAACATCCAAGGTCACTGAGATTGAATGGGAACTGCATAACGGTCGCACAAATAAAAAAGCGCTAAACAATATGCGTACCACAATCAATACTCTTGAAGAGCAAATTGTAGAATGGTTTGACCCTAACTATTCTAAAGAAGAAGTTCTCGTAGCAATATGTGAGCACTTTGGTATTAATCCAGTTAAGGAAATTGAAGTAGAAGGTACAATATCATTCAGTGGAACAATTAGTGTTCCAATGTCAGACCTTGCAGAGTTTGATATTAGTAACGTAACAATTGAGGCTGATTTAAATTCATATGACTATGACGCTGACTTAAGAGTTGACGAAGTTTCAGTTGAAGAGCAATACTAAATTTGATAGGGGGCTATCAAAACTGGCTACGGTACAGCCAGTATAAATAAGTGGCCAAAGGGACCTGAGCATTGTCCACGTAAACGGCTCACTTTTCTTTTTAAAGGCCGCCCCCCGTGATCTATATCACACTAGAAAATGTCCGAATTGTCC